GTACACCTGATTAGTGGCGTTATTAGCCGTGTCAGAAAAGTTGATCGTGCTGACGCTGTATGTAAACGGTGACACAACCGACACAGAATCAACAATAAGCGAGTCCCAAATACGGCTATTTGTTGATTGGCACACACGATTAACCCAATCGCCCCAAGTACCTGAAACAGTTGTAGCGGCCAGTGTGGGTGCACTGCCCCCGCTAAAGCCTGTATTAACTCCAGTTTGAGTGGTGCAATTCGCTACTTGGTTAAGGATTGTGTCCGCAGGCATTGCGTAATCGTTGCCTAACATGCGTCCCAGCGTCGCAAAAGCGCCCTCGAAAGACACGTTTAGGTAGTCTGCTTGACCTACCCCGCCTGCGTATGGGATGCCGTACTCGGCGGTTACGTCGTTAATGCGCCCCGTCCAAATTGTGTAAGCCGTGCCTGTGGTGTTCTGAATGCGTATTTGTGTGCCCGCCACCATTGCTGCAATCGGTGACGCATAGCCTGTGGGGTAGCGCATCTCGAACGAACCCGTACTAGCCCTTGTCTGATCTAACTGGGCTTGCCTACCGATAGAAAACTGGATGTTCTGCACATTCGTTAAAGCCGTCCACGACACGCCATTATTGGTCGTGAATGACACCGTGTAGGACTGCAAACCCATGGCTAGAAAATGTTGCTTACTCGAATGGGTACGGAACCGTTTTGCCGCATGTATGTGCGTAACGCATTAACGACGCTTTGAGGGTCGCCACCGTTCACGTTGATAGTCACATTGTTGCCGCCGCCACCGTTGTAACGATCTAACGGCACTACCGCCTCGGGGCCAGCCTCACCAATAAGCGCCAAAGTAGGGCCAGTGACGATGCCACCGTCTGCCAACATCGGGATGTTAGGCATGTCAAAACCTTTACCGCCGATACCGGGAACCCAGCTAGGCACCTTAAAGTTAATTTTTCCTACGCTGTTATTCCACGCGCTAGCAATGCCGTTAAACACTGCTTTGACAATGTTAAGCATGGCCTTAAAGCCCTCAATAGTTGTACCAATGTAAAACTTGATTCCCTTAAAAACTAAATCCACGACGGTGCGTACAGACTCGAAACGCTGATACGCCAACGCCAACCCCGCAATTAAAGCAATGACGCCCACCACAATCGCGCCAATGGGGTTAAGCGCCATAGCCACGTTAATAGCCATAATGGCTACTGCGATAGCGCCAAGTGCGCCCGCGATGATCATGAACGCTTGCGGGTTGTTTTGTGCCCATGTAGCCATGCTTTGCAACAGTGGTAACACGGCCTCAATGGCAGGTAGCAACGCTGCACCAATAGACTCTTTAGTCTCGTTAAACGCTACGCCAAGACGTTTAAACTGCCCCTCGGCGGTGTTGGCTGCCGTAGTTGCAGCGCCGCCGGTGGTTTTGGCAATCTCTGCCATGATGTCCTCAAACGATGCGCCTTCTCTAACCATCTCGCGGTATTCGGGGGCTAGTTTGGCTAATGCTCCCATATTGCCCCCCAGAGCCTTTGTGAGAGCGTCTGTGACCGTTCCTAGGGGCTTTCCAGTGGCTGCGGCTATGTCCATAGCCTGCGTAGCGAGTTCTTGTGCTCGGGTTACATCGCCAGTAGCGCGAGCCAACTTAGACAGGACGGGGCGCAGCTCGTCATCGGTGATACCGAGTAGTTGCCCCTGTGTAGTAATCCATTCCTCGTTCGAGGCAATAAGGGCATCAGTTGCGCCTGTCGTTTGGCGTAGTGATCGTGCTAGTTCCTCTTGTGCAGCTTGGTCGGCAATAGCGCCTTTAGTGGCGTCAAACATTGCAGCGCCGAGCGCGCCCACCGCAGCCGTAGCAGGGATAAACGCCTTCTTAATGACAAGGCCAGCCTTCTGCGTAGACGTCTCTGCCTGTGCCAGTTCCTTGCGGAACTTGTCAAGCCCTGTGCCGACATACTCGGTAATAATTGGGATAGATAGAGCCATTACTTAAGTTCTCTTTCGACTCGGCGCACCACGTTAAGCATTGCAGATTCCATTTCGCCTTGCACCTCGTTGCGTCTGCGGAACAATGCAGGCCCGAGAACGCGTGAACGGTTGGGTTCCAACTGTCCTAACTGATCGCCTAGACGGTTTGGGGTTTTGCGTCCTGCGGTTTCCCAGACGGCTGTTGCCACGTCTCGTTGCTCAATAAGAATGACGGATGTGACACGGCGGTCACCTTGTAGGCGTACTTTGACGCCACGCAACGCTTTCGCCACGTTGTATGGGAATATCTTGCGATTACCTGATGTCCAGTTGCGTTCCATACCCGACAGGGGCACACCGATACGGCTGTATTGGCTTTGTGCCTCTTGGATAGCGGGCTGTGCGATACGGGTAGCCTCGGCTGCGAACTCCTTACGCAAGCCCGGCTCAATCTTGTTTAACGAGCGAATAGCGTCCTTTGCGCCGACAATCTCCATTTTTGCGCTAACGGGCATTTTTCGCTTGTTCCTTGACTATCGCATCAACCGTGTGTAGGTCTTTGATGTCGAAGTCTACTCCAGTGGGCCACCAGCCTGTGCGTAGTAGCAGAGCTGCTAGTGCGTATCGGTAGGTTGCCCGAGGGTAGGGTTTGCGTCTGTTTCCTGTTCCACTACCTCGATAGACACAGCGCGTTTGATGAAGTCATCGAATACCACAGGAACGGTGATGCCGTGAATCTTGCAAGACTCATACGCCAAGAAAAGCAAATCCTCGTAGCCAATACTGGATGCCATTTCGGATGCTTTGCGCTTGTACTTGCGTTCGTACTGCACGATCACAAACAAGTTTGTTTGCACTTGTACGGGGCCGTCTCCGAGGTCTACGGCGAGGGTTAGTTTCATGTTATCTCCTTAGTCGGGGTCAGAGTCTGACCTGTTTAGGCGGTGGTGTCTGTGGAATAAACTCCGCCGACAAACGAGATGTCAATAGTTGACAATTCGCCCATGGTCGCATTCAGTACGGGCATTTCTGCGAGGAACGCGCCAGTGAGAATAAACCCGGGGTTTGTAGCGGAGTCTGCGCCTGAGGTTGGCTGTACACGCACTGTGGTGGTGGTGCCGACAAGCGCCTGCAACGATGCGTAAGTCTCGGTAGCCGCGTAAGACATATAAAGCGACAAGGTCACCTCGTGGTTACCAAGGCCCTTAACGAACTTGCGGTCAGTGTCACCGAAAGCGGTGGACTCCAACTGATCGAAGCGGTGTGTAACGGTGGCGCTTGTGCACTGGTTGGTCAAATCAACCGAGTTCACTGTTACTACTGGGTTTGAGAGGTAGGTGCTAGTTGCCATTATTCGGACTCCTTGTCTGTGGTGATGTTATCACCTTTGGGTTTTCTTGTTTTGGGTTTTTCGGTGCCAACCTCAATGATAAAACCGCCAGCGATAAGCGCGTCAAGGTTTACGCCTGCGATAGGCACAAACTCGTCACCGGGAACACCGATACGGGGGCTAACAATCTTGTACATAGTTTCCTTACGCTGTTTCGGCTTGCATCGAGATAAGTAGATCGTAGGCGGGATAATCCGCACCGCCAATAGAAACCACGGTGGGACGGCCTGACTTCACCGCCACATTTTTGGCGAGCACTTTAGACGTAATCTGCAGGATGTCCCGCAGAGCGTCGAGGTTGCCCGGGCCCGAGCCGATGACCTTCACGGGGAAGTCCAGGGTAACGATGTTGTAGTTCCATGCATCGAAAGACGGCGCGTCAATAAACACGCATGAGGTGGTTATCTGCCGTGGGTCTATGGCAACTGGTAGCCCTGTAATGGTCTTTAGTGTCGTTGAGAGGTCGTCTATCGCCTCGTTGAAGAGGTCGTTATAGGGCAGAGGCATTACGCGACCTGTGGGCGGTTAATGCCAAGCAGCTGCAGCACCATAGGCGTGATGCCGTTAGCAGGGGGTGTGCCCATACCGTCAAACGATGCGAGCGCCGTGTATGAGCCTTGCTGACGGAAGTACGCCGCACCAATCATAATCGTGCCAAGTGTGACGTCGCCACCGGGGGAAGTAGTGAGCGAATCCTCAAGGTAGCCCGCTTCGACACGGCGACGATACGCAAAAGCGTTAGCAGCTGCGGCGCACTGCACCAAAAGTGCTGCGGCGTTAGTGCTAGTGAGCGGAATGTCTAGATAGTTGGCTATCTGCGTGTTCGTAATCCATGTGCACGTCTGTGTCCACGTCAAAGTACCTGTAGGTACCGCAGTAGACCACTCTAAGTCGTCTCCCTGATCGTAGAAAAGAATCTGGTTAGCGCGTTGCTCGGTGGGGTTATATAACCATTCGCCAGTAGAAGCGTCGGTACCG